CTTCACGCACAACCCTCCCGGCAAAAAGCCAGTGCGGAAAATTTACTCGACGCTCAAGCAAGCGCAGGCACCGGGCGGCGGGCGTGCGCGCTACGTGTTTTTCGCGAACGAGGGCGGCAAGGACATTCTCGCCAAGCATCGCGGCGGGCACTCGGCAACGTGGGAGATACCGGACGACGCTGGCGTTGACTACCACACGCACATCAACAGCGAAATTAAACGCGACGTGATTCAGAAAGTGACGAAGCAAATCATTCGCCGATGGTGCCGCATCGGGAGCAGACCGAATCATGGCTGGGACTGCGAAGTGATGCAAATCGTCGCCGCGCTCATCAAGGGCGTGATCGCCGCGCCCGTGTCGGATGCGGAGAAAGTTGTTGACGTGCCAGAGGCAGCGGCGTAAAAGCTCCACATCGCATCCGCGATTCTTGCGTGAAACCAAGCAATCCAACACCAAATCAGCCGCCGTCACGCCGTGCCCATTCGGGCGCGGGTTTCACCGTGGCGGCGGCACTTGGAACCAAATGAAAACCCACACGACCACATGGACGGGCATTCGCCCGCTGCTGCTCTCGAACCCGCAGACGGTTCAACTCAGCAACAAATACGCGACCAACTCGCGCCGACTCAACACGGCGCTCAAGGCCGCACGCAAAAAGCAAGACGAGCACAAGCTCGCCGAACTGGAAGCCGCGCAGATTCGCAACGACTGGGAGGCGTCCGCATATTGGGACGATGCCAAGTCGTGCTTCTACGTGCCTGACACGCTCCTGCTCGCGTGCATCCGCAATGGTGCGGCGGCGGCGAAGAAGGGCAAGGACATTGATCGCGCCGTGATGGTGACGGAAACCGAGGCGCTTATCGAAACGGAAACGAAGCATCGCACGCTGGATGCCTACTTCGCCGACTCGACGTTTCGCCTTGAATGTCCGTGCAAGGTGCCGCCGAAAACCGGCGCGCTCATCTGGAAGGCGCGGTGCATGATTCCGACCGGATGGCGCATCACGTTCACCATCGAGTATGACGATAACATCGTCGCCACGAAGTCGCTGGAAGAGGCGCTGGAGATGGCGGGCAGGCTCTCAGGACTCGGCGGGTGGAGACCGAAATTCGGGCGCTTCCTCGTCAGCTAATCACCGAAGCGCATCAATGTCGTGCTAGGCGAAGCCCTCCAAAGCCTGCCAGACACACCGCGCACGGGCAACCGTGGGCGGGAGTCTGGCATTGCGGGGATCTGTAAGTTCGGGCACAGACAGGCGCGGCAATGCGTGGCGCAATCTAGCTTTGCAGACACACCGCATCCGTTCGCGGGTGCGGCAGTCTGCTCAGCGGGGCCACGCCCAGTCGAGTCGCGCCTTGTTATGCTCTGCTCTGCTGTGCGCAGCAAACACGCCGCGCATCTTCGGGTGCGCGGAAGTTTGCAGGACAATGCGCGGCATGGCGCAGTCAGGCAGGGCGTGGCGATGCACTGCTCCACACGCCGCGCATCTTCGGGTGCGCGGAAGTGGGCGCGGCGCGGCATGGACATGTCCAGAGCTGCGATGCTTAGCGCAGCATGGCCGGGCATGGCAGACACACAGCGGCCAGCGATGGCCGTTGCAGTCTGCGCGGCTCGGCGCGGTATGGCACAGCGCAGCCAGCCAAGGCTGGGCGCGGCACGGCAGGGCGCGGCAAAAACATCCGGCTAATCACCGGAAAGCTTTATGAACAACAACAACGAAGAACAAATCCAAGCCGAGGTTGAGATCACCACGGACGACGCCTATCCCGCATTGTGGGTGCGGCTGCTCGACGAATTGATCGACAGCGGCATCACATTCGGCACGAAATACACGCTCAAGTATTTCGAGGAAAGGCTGGCACTGAAAGCCGACACGATGTCGTTCGGCATCGCCATCGGAAACATCAACGATGAACTCTGCGCAAGCGGACTTTACCTCTCGCAACGCGAGCAACTCGGCGAGGGATACATCGTGTTAAAGGAGGACGGCGCGGAGGAAATGGCACGCTCACGCGTCCGCCGTTCCTTCCGCGAGATGGCCCGCGCGGCAAAGTTGTTCGGCGGAATCGCACGAAACCCGCAGGCCGAAATCAGCGAGAAAACGAAGGAGCGACTTTTGAAGTGCGAAGAAAAAGCCGCGATGAGACTGGCGCTTATGCGCGCGCCGATTGCCACGGCCAAAAAGATTCAACGCCTCGAATGAGGCAGCACGCGAAAGATTTTTAGGCGCGGTGGGGCGTGGCATTGCGTGACAGGGCTCGGCGCGGCATAGTAAACCGAACACAAGGGCGGCATCGGCAACGGTGCCGCCCTAAGTTTTGACACGATGCGCAAGGCATGGCCGATTTAAGCATCACAGCAGCATCAGTAATTCCTAGCGCAAACGCAGTCATCGCCATCGGCACAGCCGGTGCGACAATCGTAGCAGGGCAGACGCTCTACATCGACACCGCGAACAGCAACGTGCTGAAGCTCTACGACGCGGACGGCTCGGCGCTCACCTCCACGATGGCGGGCATCGCGCTCGGCGGCGCAGCCAGCGGGCAGCAGGTGCGCTATGTGACGCAAGACCCGGCGTTGGTGCTCGGCTGCACGATGGCAGTCGGCGACACCCTTTGGGGCAGCGACACCGCAGGCGGCATCACCTCGACCTTCGCGGACTTGGAGGCTGGCGACTACATCACCTGCATCGGCGTTTGCACGGTGGTCAACAGCACGATCAACTTCAAGATGATCCCGGCTGGCGCGGTGAAGGCGTAGTTTGACACCGCCGAAAAGGCGTGAGCATTGACGCCGAATTTATCCTCGCCCTTTTGCGAGTCATCAAACTTCGCGGGCGAGACGTGATCGAAACCGTCTTTCTCGGCGAGTTTTCGATTGTCAGCGGACAGGGCGGCGGGAAGCTCGTCAACACCTCAGTCGGCGGCAAATCCTTTTCGTTCTCACTCCCGGCCAGCATGAGCAGCGACGCACTCATGATCGCTTGTGACCGCGCACTGAGGCACTGGGACAGCCTCGACGCCACGCAGCGCGCCTTGCTTTTTACGACACGCCGCCAATCAACCGTGCGGGCATCGTTCTAAGCTATGGCATCGCTCGTTGACCCTCAAGGCTTCCCGGTTTCATCCAAGCTCCTGCACGCTGCGCACAAGAACAGCGGCGACCGACCATATTGGCGAGACGGCATCCGCGACACGGAAAAGGACATCCCATTTCAAGACTGGCGCACCGTTGTCAGCTACTCGCGCCGCCTCTACGCCAATGACGGACTTGTAAAAGGCGCGATTGACCAGATGGCACAGCACGCCGTGGGGCGCGCGTGGAACCCGAACTACACCGGCGAAGATGCCGAGTGGGGCAAGCAAGCCGAGCAATGGCTGACTGAGGAATGGTTCGGAGTGTGCGACGTGCGCGGCGACCAGTGGGATTTCAAGACCTCCCTTTTCAACGACTCTGTTGCGCTCGACGTTGACGGTGATTTCCTCGTCATCCTCACCGAGACCGAAGGCGGGTTCCCGGCGATTCAGCACTTGCCAGCCCACAAGCTCGGCATCCGCGACACGAATAAAACGACCGTGGAGAAAGGGCCGCTGCGTGGATTCCGCATCGAGCAGGGCATCATCCTGAACGACCTCAACCGCGTCGTCGGCGTGCGCATCCTCGGCGAGACGGAAAAGGACGACCGCGACGTGATCGCGAACGATTGCATATTCTGTTTCAACGCCACGCGCGCAGACCAGATTCGCGGACTGCCGACGTTCAGCCACGCCATCAACGAACTGCGCGACGCATGGCAGAGTCAGCAGTGGGAACAAATCACGCATCAACTCGCCTCGTCCATCGGCCTCATCGAGCACAACGAGCTCGGCGCGGCAGACCCGAATGATCCCGGCACCGTGCTTGGCGAGACCGGAACGAACGAAGAGACGTTCACAAGCAAGCGCATGGAAGGCGGCATGATTCGCTACTTCAAAGCCGGCAGCGGCGCGAAGCTGGAGGAGTTTCTGAGCAACAAGCCCGGCCCCGCGTGGGAGGCATTTCAAGAACGCATCTTCAAAAAAGCCCTTGTCGGCGCGTGCTGGCCTTACGCGCTGTGCTGGCCGGGCGCGGGACTCACCGGGCCTGCGGAGCGTTCGCAAATCGAACTCGCGCGCGCAACTATTCTCGACCGGCAGGAGCTTCTGCAATCGGTGGCGCTGCGCGAGATTCGCTACGCACTGAGCAAGGCAATGAACATCGGGCGCATCCCGCGCTCGACAGACTGGTGGAGGTGGAAGTTCACGCTTCCGCCGAAGTTCAGCATCGACAACGGTCGCGACGGGATGAGCAGGCGTGAGGATTACAAGCTCGGGCACAAGAACCTTCGCGGCATCCTCGGCGAGCAGGGCATCGCATACGACCATCACCGCCGCGAGCGGAAAGGCGAAGTCGTGGACTTGCTCACCGACGCGCTGGAAGTGGCGAGCAAAAAGGAAGTGCCGTTCGGATTGGTGCTCTCGCTCATGCAACAGCAGACCGCCACGGCGAGCGTCGGCGGCGGTATGAACGGGCAACCCGTGGCAGATCCGAACGACCCTGAGCCGGAACCAGCGCCAGTGGTTACGCCGCCCCAAGTTTGACACCGCGCGAAAAGAAAATGAAGGCCACTTGGTATGAGTTTAAAGCCAAAAGCGACGAGACTGAAATCTTGCTCTACGACGAGATTGGAGGCTTTGGGATTTCCGCCTCCGCATTCGTTGCTGAACTCCAATCGGTGCCAAAGAATCACCGACTTGTTCTGCGCATCCATTCCCCCGGCGGCAGCGTCCTCGACGGCAATGTCATCGCCAACGCCATCAAAGCTCACCCCGGCGGAGTCACCACCCACATTGACGGACTAGCCGCGAGCATGGCCAGCGTGCTGGCCATCGCTGGCCGTCCCGCGCGCATGGCAGCGAACGGGCTGCTAATGATTCACAACGTCAGCGGTGGTGTTTATGGCGACAGCGCCGAGATGCGCCGCACCGCCGCGCTGCTCGACAAGGTGCAGGAGAGCGTGATCGCCGCATACGTGAACCGCACGGGCAAGCCGCGCGACGTTATCACGAAGATGATGGATGACGAAACATGGATGAACGCGGAGGAAGCCAAAGCGTTTGGCTTCGTGGATTCCATCACGGCGGATACCGAGGCAATCGCGGCGAAGTTCGACCTGAGCAAATTCCGCAACGCTCACAAATTTGACACCACCAACAATCAACCAAGCAAACCTATGCTCATCGAAACTCCAGAATATCTCGCCCTCGTCGCCGAACACAAGACCACCTGCGAGCTTGGCGTGAAGCTCAAGACCGATCTCGAAGCGGTGACCGCCGAGAAGACGGAACTGAGTGCAAAACTTTCCGAGGCTCAGAATAAACTAACCGACGCTGACAAAGCGATCACTGAACTCAAAGCCTCGATTGAAAAGACGGCGGCAGAACATGCCGCCGCTCTTTCCGACTTCGACAAGAAGGTGAGCGCCAAGGCCGCGACGATGCTGGCACAGACTGGCACCACGCCAGTCGTCATCGGCAGTCCCGCCGCGCCGGAACCGAACGCAATCATCACGCAGTTCAACGCAATCACCAACCCAATCGAGCGCGTCCGGTTCTATCGAGCCAACAAGGTCGCAATCGACGCCACATTCTCCAAGTAACAATCACCCATAAACCCACATGCCATACACTAATCTCAATATCGCCCGCCTCGCGAATGCCGCGCTGGAGGGCTTCGTCAAAGAGCTTCTGCCGCTCAATGTCTTCTCGCGTTCCTACTCGCCCGATGTAGTCGGGCGGACTCAGGGCAACGTCGTTCTCGTCCCGCTCATCGGTGGCCTCGTTGCTACCACGTTCGGCGGAACCTACGCCATCACGACTTTCGCCAAGAGCGTCGTGACCGTTACCATCAACCGCCACAAGATCGTGCCCATCGGACAGACCGACTTGGACGCCATCAACAACAGCGATTCCAGCCTCGAAAGCTTCGGCTTCCAGCAGGGCGCAGCGCTGGCGCAGGCGGTCATGGAAGACGTGCTCACGCTCGTCACCACGGCAAACTTCACATCCGTCACGACCTCGCTCGCGGCGAATCTGAACGTGCCGCATCTTCGCGCCGCTCGTCTCGCGCTCAACCAGGCCAACGCGCCCAAGCAGCCGCGATTCGCGTTGCTTGATGCGGTGGGCATGGATGCGCTGCTCGGCGTCACGAACTTCGTGCAGGCGCAAATGTTCGCAGATCAGAACGTGCTCACGGAAGGCAAAATCATGCGTGCGCTCGGATTCGACTTCTACGAACTCAATTCCAGCTTCGTTTCCGCCGCCTCCGTCAACGCCTTCATCGGTCACGGCTCGGCAATCGCAATCGCGATGCGCTACCTCGCACCGCAGCGGCCCGAGGAATACGACAACGCGCAGGCTTACAGCGACCCGACCACGGGCGCGACGGTCGGCCTCCGCGACTTCTACGACCCGGCCACCGGCACGCGCTACATGGCGCTGGAGTGCAACTACGGCTACTCCACCGGCATCACCAACGGCGCGCGCATCATCAAGCGTGATGACTAGCCTTTAGGGATAGTTCATACAGGAGCGCCGAACTCAGCAACGGGTTCGGCGCTTTTGTGTCTTGACGTTGCGCGGTTGGAGCCGTAGAAGGCAGGCTTATGAATGCCCATCCCGCAGACTCTCCGCCGCCCGCGTCCACTTCGGAACCTCTCAGGGATGGGCCGGAACCGGGTGGCACGGGCGCGCGGACTCCGCTGATTTCCCTTTGCATCATCGTCGGTAACGTCGAGGAATACATCACCCGATGCCTTGAATCATTCGCGCCCATCGCGGATGAGATTGTAGTTGTGCGGGCCATCGGCAGCGCGACTCCGGACAGGACGCTCGACATCGCCCGCGACCAGTTCGGCGCAATCGTCGGCGAGTATCGCAACGCAGCCGGGCACGAAGATTGGCCCCACGTTGACAACTTCGCAGCGGCACGGCAAGCAGCCTACGACCTTGCGACCGGAACTTATTGTTTCTGGTGCGACACCGACGACATCCTATTGAGCGGCGCGGATCTCATCCGCGAGCACGCCGAGCGCGGTGCCTACACCTGCTTCATGTTCCCTTATGCCATCCACGGCAAAGGGCTGGCAGTCCCGCGCGAGCGCATGATGCTGCGCGGCTCTGGCAAATGGGTTTGCCCGGTGCATGAGCATTACGAGTTCAACATTCAGCCGGTGCAAGCCATCGAAGACGAGCGTGTGGTGATTCAACATTTGCCTCACCGCGAAAAGACGGGCAGCAACGACCGCAACCTTCGCATTCTCCGCAGCATCCCAGACGCGGAAATGACCACAGGGCTGCTCTACCATTTGCACATCGAACTTCTGGTTATCGGCGACATCGAGGGCAGCGTGGAAGTGGCGAAAAAGGTGCTCGCTTGTGACGACCTCGGAAGGCCGGAACGCATGGAACTGTTTATGAACCTCGCGCAAGTCAGCGAAGATCCGCGACAGAAGGAGGCGCTGTATCATCAAGCATACGCGGCAGACCCGCGCAGGCGCGAGCCGTTGCTGATGCTATGCAACAACGCGATGAACAACTGCGAACCGGACATTGCGCTCGCGTTCGCGCGGCAGATGATGGCGACGGACAGGCCGGACGTGAAAGAGTGGAACGAACGGGCGGCGCTTTACGAATGGCTAGGGGACGACATCTTCGCGCAGGCACTTCGCGCTAATCGGATGTTCGGCCCGGCTGAGGTTGTCCGGCAAGAACGATTTAAGAAGGAAGGCGGCGCACGCATCGCACTCGTCCACGCCACGCGCGGCAGGCCGAAACAGGCGGCGCTGGCGCGCAAGGTGTGGCTGGATTCGGCGGCACGTCCTGAGTGTGTGGAGCATATCTTTGTGTTCGACACCGATGACACGGAAAGCCATTGCCTCCGCCGCTTCCATCACAGCGAGATGCCCGCTGGCGGCGGGTGCGTGGCGGCATGGAACCGCGGCGCAGGCGTCGTGCGCGCTCCCGTCATCGTCCAAATGTCAGACGACTGGACGCCGCCGCACAAGTGGGATGACCTGATTCTGGAGCGTATCGGCGACGTGACGCAGCCGCGCGTGCTGGCCGTGAGCGACGGACACCGCAAAGACTCGCTGCTCTGCATGGCGATTTGCACGCGCAAATACATAGACGACATGGATGCGTTTCTTTTCCATCCGTGGTTCACCGGAGTCTATTCGGACAACTGGTTCACGCACAAAGCATACGAGCGCGGTGCGATCATCGAGGCGCGGGATTTGGTATTCAAGCATCACCACCCGGCGTTTGGCTCGGACAACATGGATGCGACCTACGAACAGCAAAACGCGCCGGATCGATACGAGGAAGGGAAAGCCATCTTCGACGAACTCCTGCAAGGCCGCGACTGGTCAACCGTGCCGGGGTGGTTCAACTACTACGGCTTCTATGGCGCAATGGCGAAGCGACTGAATGACGGCGACACCATCGCGGAAGTCGGCGTGTGGATGGGGCGCTCAATCATCTTCATGGCGCAGACGCTCAAGCGCATGGGCAAGCGCGTGAAGCTCATCGCCGTGGACACGTTCAAAGGCGAGGCAGGCCAGCCGGAACACGTCGAGATTGTGAAAGCCCACGGCGGCAGTCTGCGCGCCGTATTCGAGGCGAATCTCGCGCGATGCGGAGTAGCTGACATGGTGCAAATCATCGAAGGCGACAGCGCCGATAGCGCGGCACAAGTCGCGGACGGTTCGCTGGCGTTCTGCTACATCGACGCGGCGCACGAATACGACGGCGTAAAGCGCGACATCCTCGCATGGAAAGGCAAGGTGAAGCCGGGAGGCGTGCTGGCAGGGCACGACGCGCAGCATCCGCCGGTGATGAAAGCCGTCGAGGAGTTGCTACCCGGCGCGGCAGTCATGCAACCTTGCTGGATTCAGCCGCTGTGATTCTCTCCATCCTCACGCCCGCAGTCCCGTCGCGCCTAGATAGTTGGGTTGTCGGACTTGGTGAAAGTCCGCTTGCGACGCTGATACAAACAATAGGCGAACAGATCGGCACGCTACCCGTCGAGCACTTGGTTCTCCTCGACAATAAGCGGCGCACGGTGGGAGAGAAACGCGACGCCTTGCTGCGGATGGCGCGCGGGCAATACGTGGCCTACGTTGACGATGATGACGACGTGAGCGATGACTACGTTGCCGAGCTTTTGAAAGCCGCGCGGGAAGGGCCGGACGTGATCACCTTCAATCAGCATTGCACAGTCAACGCTGTGCAGTTCGAGGTGCAATTCAAGCTCGGCAATCCGAATGAAGCGCCGAATGGAGTAGGCACGATCAAGCGCAACGCCTGGCACGTCTGCGCGTGGCGGCGCACGCTGGCGATTCAGTCCCGATTCCCGGCAAGCAACTACGGCGAGGACTGGGCATTCGCCGCACCGCTATGCGCGATTCCCGGCCTGCGCGAAGTCCACATCCCCAAGGTGCTGCACTACTACCGGCACAGCAGCAAGACGACTGAGGCACCGCCGCCGTAGTTTGACACGGCGCGGAAAGTGTGACCTTTTCGACGCTTTCCGCAGCGGGCCTCAAGACGGCAATGCAGACCTCGCTACTCGGCGAGAGTGTCACCATTCGCGGCGACGCCTACCGTGCCGTCATTGACGACGTGGTGGCCTCGGAGATGTTCGCGGCAGGCGGAGCGATACCGAGCGAACCGATTTCCATCACCATCAAGACGCAGACCTTCCGACCCGAGCTTGCACTCGGCGAGCGCGTGACGGCGCGCAACCGCAACTACACCGTGCGGCAGATCACTCGCGACGAAATCAGCATCACCTTCATCGCGGAGCACACCTCAAAGCGATGATGCAAGTCAGCATCAATTTGGACGACTCAGGGCTGCGAAACCTGATGGCGCGATGGATGGTGAAGAAGCGCAAGCCCATCGAAGAAGGGCTTCTCATCGCGTCTCGCACGCTTTGCAAGGCGTTCATGGATTACAGTCTGCCGAGGGACAACGTGAAGATGGAGCACAAGGTGCGAATGGACGTTTGGAGCGCATACGCTACGCCATCCAAAGTCTTTATCGACATTCGCACCCGCGATCCTCAGGCGGCGGAGGCGTTCTGGTATTTTCAGAAAGTCGGTAAATACGCCACCGCTCAGAAAATCATGGCTGCGGAATCGCCGTCATACTCAGACTTGAAAATCCAGAAGTTTGACGGTGGCGCAGCGCACAAGGCTGCTCGCGGCGCGCGTGGTCACGTCAAGCGAGGCACAAGGCCCGCGTTTGTAGTTAAAGACAGCGGCAAGACCAGTAAGCTGCTCAACTACATTGACCAAAAGCGTTCGAACGTCGGCATGGTGAAGGCGGGATGGTTAGCAGCTTGGCGCGACCTAGGACGTGTCCGCGACGTGCCGCAATGGGTGCGGCGCATCAAAGGCGACACGCTCGGCAGTTCAGAAAAGCAATTCACTGGGCAAGCGAGCAAGCACATCATCATCCACAACGCCGTGCGACATGCGGACGAGGCAATCGACCAGCGATACCAGAACACGATTGAATCGGAGGCTGCGGACAGACTGGCAAAGTATTTCAAGATCCAACTCGGAATGCTTCAACCCAAATGAGCGAACCCCTCAAATACAAAGCCGAAACCGCCGTTGCATCCTACCTCGGCACCGTCGCCGCTCAAAACGGGCACGTCATTTTCAAAGGGCAGAACCCCGGTGAACAGACCCCGCCGTGCATCGTCGTTTCCGTGGGCAGCGTAGCGGAGGCATTCGCGGACGCGATGCCAAAGCGGATTCAGATCGGCATCGAAATCATCTCGCCGATTGACACCGACCAAAATCAGGACGGCATCGCAGGCGCAACGAACGACCGGGCGCTCAACTGGAGCGCGCACCGCTCTACCGTGCAGGCCATCGAAGCCGCAATGCAGGACGTGGTGGCGCTGCAAACCCACGCGAACAAGGGCAACCTCTCGACCTCGCGACCAGTGACCGGATTCTACGTTTACGACGTAGAGGAGGAAAGCCAGCAGAGCAACTACGCAGGCGCGGAACGGATGCTCATCAGCGCGCTCGGCTACGTGGTGACGTGCGAGGCGCAGGACAACTGACCGTATTTTGACACCGCTGCCTTGGCATGGCAGCAATCTCAATCACAGCCGGAAGCGTTATTCCGTCGAGTTCAGCCGTCATCAAATACGGCGTGGCCGGTGAAACGATCACGGCAGGCCAGGTGCTTTACGTTGAGCCTGTCACACTGCTGCTCAAGCTTTGCGATGCAAACTCGACCGCCGCCATCGCCACGGCGGTTGGCATCGCGCTGAACGGTGCGAGCGTCAACCAGCGCGTTTACTACTGCACCGAGGACACCGGCGGATTCGCCATCGGCGCGACTATTCTTTCCGGCGACACCCTTTGGACGAGCGCCACGGCTGGCGGCATCACCAAGACGGCAGCAGACCAGACTAGCGGCGTTTATTCGACGGTCATCGGCGTGATGACTTCAACCACTCTCGCGAAAATCAAAATCATCGGCGGCGGACTCATCGCCTAAATTTGACACCACCCACCCTATAACATGGCTGCAAAAACTCACGGCACCGCATTTTACTTTGGCATTGACGGCGCATACCTCGGCGCGAGCGCGCAGATTATGTCCATCTCGCTCGCGAAATCGGACAAGATCAACGAGTTTGTCACCAACAACTCCGGCCAAGTCGCATCCTCAATCCACGACGACCAGACCGACACGCTGGAGGTGACGTTCACTTTTGCCAGCGGCTACACCCGGCCGGTCATCGCTGCCAAGATGACGCTCGCGGCGACCGCGCAATTCGACGGCGATTATCGGGTGGAGAGTTTCACAGAAACCAAGGCATCGAAATCCTTCGTCGAGGGCAAGGCGACTCTCGTAAAGGACGAATACCTCACGCTGACCTAAGATGTGGCCGAGGAACGCTTATACCATTCCATCGTGGCAGACGCAGCCTGCGCAGCGGGCCATCACGTCGTTTGCGGCAGGACGCTAAAGCCTTTCTGCCTTCTGCATTCGTTCCAACTTTCGCAGTTGGAAAACAAGCTCTGGACTGGCGAGGAGCCGGAGCCGCACGAACTGAGCATTGCCGCGCAAATCTGCGCATCGGATGAGCCGGTGCTGGAGTTTGCGGATGACGCCGAGCATTTCGACGCGGCGACCGAGCTTGCCAAGTGGAGAGCCTACATGCGCCTTTGTGCGGCCTCTCCGATGATGAAGGAGCGCATCACGGCCACCGTCACACTTAACGACTACGGAGCGCCCGTGGAGCTTTGGTGCGCGGCGTTCCTGATGACGAAGCTACGCATTGACGAGCGCCGGGCATGGCGAATGCCCTACGGACTCGCGTGGTGGTATGTGCAGACCGCGCACGAACAGGAGACCGGCGAGACCTACATCCTCACGGAAGCGGAACTGGCCGACATGGAAGAACGCAGCACGCCGGAAGCCATCGCCGAGCGTGAGCAGTTCGACGTAAATGCGCGCTGGATTGTCGAGAATGTGAAAGACCCGGCAGCGCGCACGGCTTTGCTGAAGCAACTCTCGGAAGGCACACTGGCGGGCGACTGGAGGGCCGAATATGTCTGACGTTACGGTTACACTAGGCGCGGAATCAAAGCTGCTTCTGAGTGAGTTCCAGAAGGTCATAGCAGAAACAAACCGGCTGAAGAAGAAAGTCGGCGATGTAGGCGGTGTGCTCGAAGGAGATCGCCGCGTCGAGAACAAGATGACGGCATTCGTGGAGGGTTTCAAGAGCGCGCAGAACGGCGCGGACTTGCTGGCAAACACGATGGGCAACCTCGGCGACGTGTTCAAATCGAGCCTCGCAGTCGGCGTCGGGCTGAACGTGGGCTCAGCGTTGGTGGGGATGTTGGGCAGCGCAATCGCGAAGGCGGATGAGGAATGGAAAAACTTCCAAAAGGACGGAGTGAATGCAATGGCAAGCATCAATCAGGCGATGGCTGGCGGCGAGGCTGAAAAGGCACTCGAAGAAATCGCGAAAAGGCTTGAGCAAATAAGTGCGCAGCGCGAGAAGATGAGCGGATTCTTGGGCACTATGCCAAAAGACCTGAAGAGTTGGGCTGGCGCTCTATCAGGTGGAATGGGCGGCTCCATTTTGCAAAAAAATGAGACTGCGTCTAATAATGCGGAAATTGCCAAGGAACAGGCAAAGCTCGAAAAAGACCGCGTCAACAGCGCTGAAATTTTGCTTGGAAAAAAGGAGCAGGAAGCGGAGATTGCAACCCTGATAGCGAATGGAGAGACAGAGGCGGCAAAGCAAATCGAAGCGCAGAACGCGTTAGTTGCTGAACTGAACAAGATCAAATCGCTGAACCTGAACAATACGAAAGAGGAGCTTGCGCTGCAGGAAAAAATCATTGCGGCAATCGGTCAAAAAGGCGGGGCTAAAGCAATTAGCGACTCAGAACGCGTCAAAAGTGAGGAATTAGCGAAAACCCAGGAAGCGGAAAAGAAGGCGATGGACATCGCCGAAAAGTTAAGGTTGGGTTTCATCAACAAAATCACCGAAGCGGAAATCGCGGCGATGCGGAAGATCGCTGAAGACGAAGCCAAAGCCCTAAAGGCTGGCATGGATGCGTTTGGGCGACATGAGGCCGAAAAAACACGCATCGCCGAGGAAGCCGAAAAAAAACGACTCAAAGCAATCGAAGACGCAGACAAGGACGCACTCGAAAGAAACAAACAAGCGTTGCAGGAGGCGCAGGACATCGTTAAAAAAGCCGAGCAGGAACAGAAGCAGCGCGATGATAGGGCGCTGCAAGGACTGCTAGGCGGCGAGAACATGGTGGCACAGCGCGTAAACGATAGGGCGAAAGAACTCGCGCGGGAGAAAGCGGCAGG